GCTTGTGTTTCAGATAAAACAAATAATAACTTTTCTTTTTCTCTATCTGTTAATTCATCACATAAAATAATGACATCTAATAAAAAATGAACACATTCTACCCATCGTAAATTACGCATTAATAATTCATATACAAATTTTTTAATTTCTTGAACTTCACTTATATCAGGAAATTGATTTTTTTTCCATTGTAATAATTTCATTTTAAAAATATCTGACCAATTATGATGAATATGAGGATTTTTCTGTTTTAAAATAATAAAACTTTTATCTTCTAAAGAAGCACAGGGAATTTCAACAAACCAATCACGAATTCTTTGAACTACTGGAATTTCTGATGTTAGCCAAATAGATAAATCGTTTTCATTCTGTTCTAAAACAGATTGAATTATGAGAACAGATTCACTTGATAATAGATGAGAGTGATAAAGAACAACAATACGATTTCCATGACCTTGTTCTCCAGAAAGAACGTGACTTCCTTTTCCATAATTTGTTAAAACAGGTCTTAAAATATTTTTATCCTGCATTGACATTCGTGCGATATCAAAACCAATATGAACTAAAGATGATTCATATTCAATTTGATGAGAATCATTTTTATCTTCTTCTTCCTCTCCTTTTGCTACAGTAGAAGCATTTCCAGAATCAAACGATAATGTTTTCATTTGAATGTGAAAAGGTATTTTACGAAATGTAGCAACCTGTTTTAACTTTTCAAGACATTGTGTTCTTTTCCCTGAACCAGCCATTCCTCTCCAACAAATTGAAAGTGAATCTATAGATTCCATTTCTTATTTAGACTTGTAATACAAGTTTAAATAAGCAATTTTGCTATAAGCAATTTTTTACTTACCGGTGCCTATCGGGATCGAACCGATGACTTTGCGGTTAACAGCCACACGCTCTACCTACTGAGCTAAGGAACCTTTTGATGTGTTACCACACAATTTATAATATAAATTATTCTTTAAATCATTATAATTTTTAAACCATCTAAATGTTAATCTCGTATTATTACTAAATGGAGTGGTCTATCCCTTTACAAAAGTTAGAAGTTGGAAAAGTTCAAATATGCGAGATTCAGCATAATGAAAAATCAATTGTTCCTCTTGCTTATTTTGATGGGCAAAATACCTTCTCATATTTAAATATTATGTTACCAAAATTTAATATTGATGTTTTTGAGCCTACAACAGGAAAGTTAGATATACTTTTAAATGATAGTCATTCACAAGCAAAAATATCTGCTTTACAAATATCATTGTTAAATGCGGTTTTTATACAACAATCTATTTGGTTTCAGAACAAAAATTTTCCATTAGAAGTGCTAGAAAAATCATTCAAACCAATCATTGAAAATGATATATTACATTTATATTTTCCTGTTCAATACAATAATGATATTCATATTTATAAAGATAAAGTTTGGTATACAAGTTATCAACCGGGACTATTAAAAAAAGGGAATACTGTTCGTATTTTATTTCGTATTCAAGGATTGTCGTTTCATAAAAATAATTATACAAAAGAATGGACTGGAAAATTTCGTTTACAACACCGCATTCTTGCTATTTTAATTTTTGATTGAATAATCTAAGCGTTTTTTGTCATTGTAGCAAATGACACAGATGTTAAAGATAATAATAAACTAATATGTGTTACAACCATTAAATATGGATTTAATGCGTTAGGATTTTGTCGTATCCAAAATACTGATAAAAATCCTAGAAGTCCTACAAGAAAAGCACATACCCAAAAGTATGTTGATAAATTATTTTGTATAGATACTTTCAAATCTCCCCCAAGATTATCATATATAACACCATAATATGCACCAAAGATTATAATAAATATTACTAAAACTATTAGTAACAATACTGATTGCCAAAAATTATACATATTCTCTAATATTTATGTTTTATTTTTTTTACAAGTTCAAAAACTCTATTTGAACTCATTGTTTGAATTGAATTTATATTATACACCATATACAAAAAAAATCCCAATAATATCAATACGCATATGGGAACAATTATAAACCAAAAAGAATATGTATTTAATTTAGAATCATTTTTATCAGATTCAACCATTCTAATCTATTACTAGAGAATGAAGAAAGGAAGAAAGACTAAAAAAATTAGTAAGTTTAAAAAAAATACCAAAAAATATAAACAAAGAGGGGGTAATAAAGATTATTTACATAAAACACCGGGTCCTCAACAATGTCATCCTCGTGTTGGTGAGAATAGAGCATCGGAAGGATGTATTCCTATAGATATATTAAAGAAGGTTGCTGATAAGTTAAAAATTGATTCAAATTCACAAGATTTAAGAAAACAAATAGAAGAAAAGTTAAATGTGAAACCAATTCATGAATATAGTTTTGTAAAAGCACTTCCATTGGATGAAAAAGAAAAACAAAGTTTAATAAAACAATATCTACGACCCAAAATGCCCGAGAGTTGGAAATCAGATCCTGATAAATGGTTAAATTCTAATGATATAACTTATGTTATGGAGCAATATGAAGAAGCATTTCCTGCTTTTGAATTTATGGGACCGCATCCAATAGATTTTGCAGCACCCGATCCATATACAAAAGATGGAAAATGTTTAATTAATGAAATGTGTGAAATTAGAGTTACAAATGCTTTAAAAGAAGGAACAGAATCAATTGGTGTAATTTATAATTTAGATCCTCACTTTAAAGGCGGTAGTCATTGGGTAGCAGTTTATATTGATTTAAAACATCATAAAACATATTATTTTGATTCTTACGCAATAGAACCACCAAAACAAATTGCTACATTTATGAAATGGTTGACCACACAGGATTCAGAAATGAAACTCTTTTATAATGGAAACAGGTTTCAAAAAGGGGGTTCTGAATGCGGGATGTATTCTATGTATTTTATACTTCGTATGCTTCATGGTGATGATTTTCAAGAATTTTCTAGAACAAAACCTCCGGATTCTTTTATGTTAGATTTACGCGATTGGATGTTCTCAACATAATAGAAAGCCTTCATTAGAAGATGAGCAGTCAAGTAAAATTTTTAGATCCAAAAAATGAATCCATGTTAGATAAATTAGTATATCAAGATTTTCAACGCAGATTAGGTTGTCCTCTCAATGAGAAACAAAAAGCACGATTATTGAAAACAGTTCATCACTATATGGAAGAAGTTGCTGAAAAAGGAGGAAGTAATAATATACAATCAATGAATAAAGAGGTTCTTACACTTGTAGTGCCTGATTTTAACGCATATTTAAATCGTCAGAATATCTCATCAAAAACAGATGTTGAATCACGGATGAAAGAAGATGTAGGTTCTCGTTTTTCTTCTTTACAAAATGAACGTTCTGATGATGGTATAAAAGCATTAATGCCTCCTACACCAGATTTTAGAATACCATTGGATGATGAGACTGCTTCACCTTTGTCTTTGTTTGAACAAGCGAAAAAGGCTCGAGAAGCAGAAGTTCTTAATAGTTCAGCTATGATAAAAAGAAATGATAATGATAATGAAGGAACATATTTATCAGATTTACAAGGGAATGTATCAAGTGGAAATCCTACCATTGTGAAACCTGAAGAACTTAGAACAAAACCATCTTTACCACAAGATCTCATTATTCCTCAAGATGAAATTCTTTCTTATAAAGAAAATGAGTATAATCTTGTAGTCTTTTCTGCGGATCGTGATTGGTATAATAATCAAAGAGAAAATCGCTATAATTTCTCTGTATCTTTCAGTCCTTCCAATACATTACAAGGATTTAAATATTCTCCAACAGTTACAAATCGTTTTAATAATATTGTTCGCATTGAAATGGTGAAAGTAATTGTTCCTTTAGAATCAACAAATATTCTAATACAGAACTCTGCTGCTGCTGGTTCTTCCTTTGTATCGCAAACATCTGTTGTGAATAGTGTTATGACGCATCCTACAATTGTTCTTCATGTAGATGAACTTGAATCCAATATATATGGAACAGATGATACTTTAGATAGATCATTTGCTACTTTACAATATGATGCCCAATGGTTTGCTGGTGCTGCTGTAACTACTTCTCCAGGTTATCTTGCTATGATTCCTAAATTCTTAAAATGCCAACGTGTCTATA